CTGTGCCAATTCACGCACGTGCGGCTAAAGTGTATAATGCTTTGTTAAAGAAACACGATATTAAGAATGCCGAGAAGATTGGAGATGGTGCTAAGTTAAAGTTCATTTACTTGAAAACACCTAATCCGTTTGGCTCTAATGCAATTGCTTTTCTTGATGGACTTCCACCAGAATTCGAGGTTGAACGTTGGGTAGATTATGAAACACAATTTGAGAAAGCGTTTCTATCTCCATTAGAAGGAGTACTTCATCCTGTTGGTTGGGATTGGGAAGAAAAGAGTACACTTGAATCATTTTTTACATAGAAAATAGATATGGCTAAAGTAGATTTAGATGGAATTGCAGGTTCCAGTATGGCTCCTACATTTGATGATTTTGCAAAGAACTTCCAAGAAAATATTGCTAATCTTGCAATCAGAGCAAAGTTTGGACAGGCAGCATCCGACAAGGAATTTGCCCTTGACGAAGATGGATATATTGTCGGAAGCATTTGGTCAGAGGCAATAGCCGCGGAAGTAATGGGTTTGAATGGATTTCAGGCAACAACCGGCCGAATAGATACTTTAATCATAGGACGAGAGATTTATGGAGATGGATCAGTTCCTGTTGATCATACTATAGTTGCCGATGCAGTAGGGCTTTTGATAGATCAATTTTTGAAGATGTTTCCTAAATATCCAATTATTTATTTCACCCGTTGGGGTAACTTACGTAAGCCTTTCGATTTACAGATGTTGAGAGACAATCCTGTAGACAAAGCAGGAAAGGGGACATCGACATTTAATGCAACTTTTTAACTTGACTTATTGAAGTTGGAGGAGTATAATGTATACTTAACTTATAATTTATATTATGTAGGAGAAAAATGAGTGATGCAGTAGTCGCACAAAAGAGATTAATGGATCGATTGCATAAAGCAGGTTCTATTAAATCTACTCAGTTAACAAAGTCCTCTTTATTCAAAGAGAAAGATGTAGTTCCCACAGCCGTACCAATGGTCAATGTCGCATTAAGTGGCAAACTTGACGGTGGGCTAACAAGTGGTCTGACAGTCCTTGCTGGACCCTCAAAACATTTCAAAACAGCATTTGGTCTATTGTTGATGAAGGCATATATGGATAAATATCCAGATGCTATTTGTCTATTTTATGATTCTGAATTCGGAACTCCAGAACATTATTTTAGTTCGTTGAATATTGATACGGACCGAGTTGTACATATTCCAATCAAAAATGTTGAGGAGTTAAAATTTGACCTTGTCAAGCAACTTGAAGAAATTGGTATCGAAGATAAAGTGTATGTTATGATTGACTCTATTGGTAATCTAGCATCTAAGAAAGAACTGGATGATGCCAGAGATGAAAAATCTGTAGCCGATATGACTAGAGCCAAACAACTCAAGTCACTATTCAGAATGGTTACTCCATATTTGGCAATGAAAGATGTTCCACTTGTTGCTGTCAACCACACATATCAAACTCAGGAAATGTTTTCCAAAGCAGTCGTATCTGGTGGCACTGGAGTATATTACTCCGCAGATAACATTTGGATTATTGGTAGACAACAAGAGAAGAAGGGAACAGAAATTGAAGGATATAATTTTATTATCAACGTAGAGAAATCCCGATTCGTCAAAGAGAAAAGTAAGATTCCTATTTCAGTAACTTGGGAGGGCGGTATTAAGAAATGGTCCGGATTATTAGATGTTGCTCTTGAAGGTGAATTTGTTGTTAAACCCACTATGGGATGGTATTCAAAAGTCGATATGGAAACGGGCGTAGCTGAAGAAAGTAAAGTTCGAGCAATTACCACAGATACCAAAGAGTTTTGGGATGGAATAATTGATCATCCAAAATTTACAAAATATGTAGAAGAAAAGTACGCTATGGGTTCTCGACTACTTCAATCCATAGATGCCGATGAGTGAACAAACTATGTCCGATGTCTTTTATATAAAGACTAAAGATGAAACAACATTTGCAATATATGACTTGACTCTATCCGATGAGTGCGATATAATATCTTTTGGTTATAATTTTATTGATGAAAATCCACTAGACAAGTCTCATTATGATAAAGAGGTTTGTTCGATTGTAGAAAAACAAGTGGATAAAGCTATTAAGTTGGAAATAGATAATGCAGAAATAAGGGAGAATACGTGAATATAGAAGCCACTATAATATCTAATCTCCTACATAATGAAGAATATGCTCGAAAGGTAATTGTATTTTTAAAGGATGAGTATTTTATGGATGCAACTGAAAAGACTGTATTCGGAGAAATACAAAAATTCTATACAAAATATAATGATGTTCCATCGAAAGAGGCTCTTCAAATTTCCATTGAAGAGAGAGGAGATATTAGTTCAACAATATACGAAGAATCCCAAGCATTAATCACGAATCTAACTCAAACAGATAATAATGCCGATTGGCTCCTGGATGAAACAGAAAAGTTCTGTAAAGACAAAGCAGTTTATAATGCCATTATGGAATCCATCGAGATTATTGATGGTAAGCATAAGCAAAAATCTGATGGTGCTATTCCTGAATTATTGTCTGATGCTCTATCAGTAACATTTGATACTCATATTGGACACGATTTCTTAGAGGATTCTGATGAACGATTTGAATTTTATCATACACGAGAAGAGAAGATTCCATTTGATATTGAATATCTGAATAAAATTACTCAAGGAGGAGTTACCCGTAAGTCTTTAAATATTATTATGGCTGGAACTGGTGTAGGTAAGACTATCGGTATGTGTCATATGGCAGCCGCTAATTTGACATTAGGTAAGAATGTTTTGTATGTCACAATGGAAATGGCTGAGGAACGTATCGCTGAAAGAATCGATGCTAACCTACTTGATATTGAAGTGAATCGCCTGAAAGATTTAACCAAGGTGATGTACGACAAGAAGATGGAACAACTTAAACAGAAAGTCAAAGGAAAGATAATCATCAAAGAATTTCCTACCTCTCAAGCACACACGGGACATTTCAGACACCTATTAAATGAATTATCCCTCAAAAAGAATTTTAAGCCAGATATAATATATGTTGATTATTTGAATATCTGTGCATCTCAAAGATTAATAGGCTCCAATAGTGTGAATTCATACACGTATGTTAAAGCAATAGCGGAAGAATTAAGAGGATTAGCGGTTGAATTCAACTTACCAATTTGGTCTGCAACGCAAACGACAAGATCTGGTTTCGGTAGTTCAGATGTAGGGCTCGAGGATACGTCTGAAAGTTTTGGATTACCAGCGACCTCTGACCTTTTTCTAGCAATAATACAGACAGAGGAACTAGAAGATTTGAATCAAATAATGGTCAAACAATTGAAAAATCGTCACGGTGATATTGCTGTGAATAGACGATTTGTGATCGGCATTGACAAATCAAAAATGAAATGGTATGATGCTGAACAATCTGCCCAGGAAGACATCATTGGAACTACTTCTTCTGGATCTACTCCTCCTTCAAATGAATCACAATTTTCTGGTGCCAACAAAAAGAAGGCATTCAAGGAATTCAAAATGTAGCGTCCGATTCTTATAAATATGTAGAGTAAGATACCATTTTAAAGAGCAATGATGAGATTTAAATACTACTTAGCCGAAGCCTCAAAAGAAACCAAAGCATTAAAATCATATGTCAGTAGTGTCTTGAAAACACAAGGCATAAAAGAAATCGGTTCTGGACGAGGTGATTATCATATTAGATTTGCAGTAAAGGGAGACGGTAAAGAATTTTCCGCTTTTTTTACTGGATTGGGACTAGAGGTTAAAGATTACTCAGGACCAATTATTAGCGACAAATATTCCGCGTATGTACTTAAAGCGGCTAAAGATATTTCTGAAAAAATACCCAAAGGAAGTGAATTATATTGGGTAAACTCTGAAATATCTCAGACCTCATCCGGTGGTCAAATATTTGCTAATAAAGACTTAACACCTGATTCTCTTGGTTTAGCAGGACAACAACTCAATCTCAATGCCATCATAAGTAAGACCAGTAGTGCTTTAGAAGCGAAATATCCAGAGGGAAATACTGCTGAAGAATTAATAAAATTAATGAAATTAGCGAACACAAAATCTACCTCTATTTCGTTATCCAACACAGTATTTGAGAATAAAGATTTAGCAAAAATTTCAGCAGATTTCGGAGAAATTCTTTCCGCTATTTGGTCGCTGAATGCTCTTAGGTTCAGAGAAGCATTTTTTCCTAGTGCCTCTAATGAAAAACTAATCGACTTCTATGGAGTCAGAATGGGATATCGATATCCTATTTCTGTTAAGTCCGGTGGCGGTGGCAAGGTTACTATTAAGAACATTATTGATGCTATTAAAAAACGAGCCAAAACTGCAAATGCGGATCATTCTCAGGAGAAATCTCTACAAATATTTAATATAGTAGAAAAATATCCAATGAGGGACCAGATGATTATGCTCCACCAAT